CCGAGCTGGATTACCTGATTTGGCGGCAGCATGTGGGTCATGAGCATGCCTTGAACGCCCTGCATGACGAGCTGCACCGATTGCATCACCATCGCCATGCCCTGCTGCTCGGCTTGCTCGTCGGGGGTGACGGTGCTGTCGGCCTCGATGTCGATTGCGCAAGTGCGTTGGAAGTCCGACCGAAGGATTGCCATCACCTCGGGCGTGACATCCTCGCCAGTCATTGCCGACAGCGTTTCGGCGTCGAAATTGGTGGCGATGATCTCGCCCTTGAGGCGCAAGAGGTCGCGAACGAAATTCCCGGCCTGCTGCTTTGCGTCCTCCAGGCGCGACACGCCCATTGAGCCCTTGATGCGCTGGGCGGTGGCCGTCTCTGAGGCCTTGGTCGCGCCGCGCATAATGTCGGAAATGCCCATGACCTCATAAATCGCCTGCTTGGTCTGCTCGCGGGCGAGATAGAGCTTATCCAGAGCGGTCATGAAGTCGACCACCGGCATCATCCAAATGTGGGCCGACAGGCCGCCGGTGATCATGTCGACGCCCTCGACCGGGATCATCTTCTGATCGTCGGCGGTCAGGATGTCTTGGATTTCGCGCGACGCGGAGTTGTAAGCGCCGCGCACCTTGATCTGTTTTGTGAGGTTCGAAATGCGCAAGCTGACCTCGTCGAGGTCGGCGGCGAGGCGCGCATAAAGATCGTAATACGGGCGCGGAATGCGGGTGTCGGTCGTGGTGACGGCCAGCATGGGAACCGGGATCGGGAAAAAGCCCTCCAGGCCCAGGCTGTCAGGGTCGACGCGAAACACGATGCCGGAAGCGTCGCGGCATAGCCAAATCACCCGGCGTTGCTGGCGGTCCCAAATCTCCCAAAGCATCGCCTTCTTGATTTTGCCGCCCAGCTTGTTGGCCGACAGCATCGACTGGCCGCCGCCTGGGGGCGATTTGGCGGCGCTCTCGTCGGTCCATTTGAAGAGATCGGCCAACTTGCCTTCGGCGGCCATGCGGTCGTATTCGGGCGAGCCGGCAAACTCGGTTTCGAGGTCTTGCTGGGTGAACAGATGCCGGAAGGCAATCCAGTTCATATCGGAGGCGGCGCGCACCGGGTCGCAAAGAAAATCCTCCCAGTAAACATATTCGTCGTCGACCTCCTCCCAAACCTTGATTTCCTGGGTTTGGGCGTCGCCGGTTTCCATGTTCGGCAGCGGCGTCACGCCGTCGCCGGCAAGCACCGGCACGGTCTTCATTTGCGGCTTCCAACGGACGCGCACGACGCCGCGCCCAGGCAGCAGCAAATCCTTGATCGCCATCTTGACGGCCTCGTGCGAGTGCTCGTCATCGACCACGATTTCGAGCGCCTTTTCCATCACCGAGGCGGCGGTTTCGATGTCGCCCTGTTTCGGCCGCCCTGGGGCTGGCCTGGGGCCGGGCGGCGGCGGTGGCGGCATGGCGGTGCTGGACAAGAGCCCGGCGAGGCCCTGGGGCGGGCCAGGAGGCGGCACCACGATAGGCGCGCCATCCGGCGGGGGAATAGGGCCGCCCATAGCATCCGGCGCGCCCTCGGGCGCTCCCAAGGCCGGGGCTACGGGCGGCGGGCCGGGCGGCGCTGCAACGGGAGGCGCGGCCGGCGGTGCGCCAGCGACGGGGGAAAGCGGCCCCGGTGGCGGCATAGGAGGCCCGCCCAGGGGAGGAGCGCCGGGCGGGCCGGGCGGCATCATCGGGGGCATGGCCGGCGGTGGTGCCACTTTCACGAAACGTGAACGCACTACAGGCTGCGGCGGCTTCTGATAGATCGCCGGCAGCATAACCTCGGTGTTGGCGTAAAGGATGTTGAAGGTGATCGGCCCAGGCGCGAAGCGGGCCGCTTTCTGGTTCCGGGTTTCGTTCCGGTAAATCTGCACGATGTCGCGCGACCGCTTGCGCCAATCCTGCTCGGCCCGCTCGGCGTCGTCGAGGCAGTCGAGCCAATAGCTCTTGTCGACGCCGTCAACCGACATCGGGTCGGGCTCGTTTCCGGCCGGCTGCTGATCGGGCTTGCCGGTGTTGTTCGACGGCACCGAGGGCGGATTGAGATCGTAATCCTGGGCCATCAGTTCAACTCGTGCAGCTTGAAGGCGTTCGCGATGAGGTACGGATTGCGTTCCTCTCGGGTCGCGGCGATGGCGCGGTAGGGCCTCGACAGGCAGGCGTAGCGGGCATCGTCAACGGCGTGATCTTCGGCGTCGGTGTCGAGGTCTTCGGGCCGGTGCGCGTCGTGCTGCATCATCGGCAGGGTGCGGATGAGATCGCGGCAATCCTCGGTGAAGAAAATCATCGGCTCGCCGTCCGCGTTGCCGACGAGGCGGGCGCGCAACTGATCCCAGCCGCCCATGCGCTTATCGCGGCTCGTGCGTTGATTGTCGGCGCGCCGGAAGATCGCCCCAGCTCGGCCCAAAACCTCACCAATCGACGGGCCAGAGATCACCGCGAAGGCGGCCGGGTCGAGCACGCCGTAAGCGATGCGCTCGCGCTGGCCGTCGATGGTTTCACGGGAAACGATGCCAGCGCCCACGACCTCGGCCGGCAGCTTCAAGCCGACGTTCGGCTTGCCGCGTTCCATGCCATACCACTCGCGATATCGGACAATCGCGCCGCGCGGCAGCAGGCGGCCGGCGTGCTCGGTGTCGTCCTGCACGACGGTCCACCACCCGACCGAAAACGGCTTCGCAGAGCCCCAGTCCATCGACCGGAAGCGGGTCCACCAATTCGGGATTTGCAGGCGCGGGATGATGTGCCGGGCGGTCGAAAACTCGCCGAAAAAAGCGCCCTCGATGACGTTCCAATCGCCCTCCAGCCACGCCCGCACCAATTCGGACGAGCCCGAGGCTTTCAGCTTGTTGACGTAGCCAGGATCGTTTTCCAGTAGCTTCGGATTGTCGGCGAGGCGCGACGGAATGAAGATGCGCACGAGGCCGTTTTCAGGGTCTTTGAACGGGGCATAGGGGCCGATATCGATGGCCCAGGCCTTCACCCAGTTATGGCCGGGGCCGCCTGGGTTGCACGTCGCGCGAAACTGGCACGGGATGCCGAGGGTCGAGCGAAGCGTTGCCAGGAGCTTCATGATCGGCCCAGGCATCGCGTATTGCGTCAGCTCCTCGACGTAGACGCGGGTCAAGCTCCAGCCCTGGTAATTCTGCGCGTCCTGGTCGCTTTCGAGGTAGGCGCACGTAAGCCGGCCGCCGTTCGCCATCTGGAAATAGCCGCCCTTTTCTTTCCATTGGGCGGCAGCGCCAAACATCTGCATGGCGGTTTGAATGGTGTCGCGGAGGTCTTCGCGGGTCTTGCGCACCATGAGGCCACGAGCGCCCGAGCCGTAGGTTTCCGAGTGTATCCACCACTCACCGAGCGAACCGTGGGTCTTGCCGCCACCGCGAGCGCCGCCGAAAATCACGATGTCGGCCGGGCAGTCGACGAAGGCCTGTTGCGGCCCGGCCTGGGGCACAAAGCCGATCTCGACCATTCGCTGTTGCCGCACATGGAAGGTATCCGGCTTAGGCGGCGGCAACGGTTTGACGGTCGGCTGCGCGGCGTCCTTCATTGCAGCGGCTCGCCAGGAAGACGCGGCACAAATTTCTCGCGCCACTCATCCATCGTCATTTGCCGCTGTTCGGTCGGCTCACGCGCCGGCTTGCGCACGGTCGCGTCGACCTCGGCCTTGTCGACGATGAGGCCCAACAGCTTGGCCTTTGCCAGGACGGCACCAACACCGGCGGCCGGGTGCTTCATGCGCTTGGCGAGCTTGGCGAAATCATCCAGCTCGGCGACGAGCTGATCGACCGTCACGCCGATGCGGCGGGCTTGGTTGTCCTGCAATTCGGCGATGCGCGCCGCGATCTCGGGCTTGCGCGCCAGGGTGCCAGCATTCGAGCGAACATCGTTCGGCTTGCCCTTGGCGTAACCGGCGTAAATGTAGGCGTCATGGTTGCTCTTGCCCTTGGCGACGGCCTGGGCAAAGCGCTCGTGGCGTGGGTGCGGTAGGAGCGGCATCCTGGCCCCTGCTTTTGAAGGCTGATTGCGCCTTCATAGACCAAAACGCCGGATTTTTAAAATAGCTCCTAAGCCGGATTGCGTGTCATCCGGCGATTACTTTCCTATTCAAGTATAACTGCCAGCAGGGACGATTGGCGGGGTGCTGTAGCTTAATGCTTAGTAGCCATGGTGCGTTCAAAGCATGGCAGGCAGATTTTTTTCGTGTCCTGGGGCATGTAGGGCCGGATGCGAACGGTCTGCCCGCACTTGTGGCAAACGCCGAAA